ATTCGTCCTCACCACCGTAATCAATTTTAATGCTGTAGTCCATATCACCGTCAACGTTTAATTTTTCGGTGAATAACGCATAATATTTACCCAGCATTTCCGCCGCTTTGTTTACGTCAGACACCTTTGTCGGTATTTCAACACATATCGGTAGCTCCGCCTCGTCAGTGACTTTCTTGCCCTTGTCGTCATAGTGTGATTTACGTGCTTTGCACGTCACTACAACAGTTTCTAACTTCTCACGTCGCATAACGGCGGTTAACGTCTTTAACACCTCATCTTGTTTGGCAATAAGAGCGTCCTCTTTCTCTTTTAGCCGCTTTTGAATATATTCCTGAATTTCAGGTTTCTTCAAGTTCTCATTTCCAATCGAATACGCCGTCTTTTCCGAATACCCCGCTCTTAACGCCGCTTGCGTTGCATTCAAATCAATCAAATATTCCTCACAAAACAACTTTTGCTTTTCAGTCACTCTTATCACCTCACTTTCACATTTTCTGTTTGATTACATCGTATAACCGTTTTTTGTCATTGCACGTTTAAACGCTTTGCGTTTATGTCGACACTCGCACCAATTTTTATTATCCTCGTTCCATTTGCGTATGAACTTCTTGCGTTCTCGTTCGTATATTCTATTTCGTAGATATATTTTTATTCTTTCAAACATAGTTTTATCCTTTCTACCGTTTATATATTGCTTACATCAATCTTGCCACTCATCAGCTCCGGCAACAGTGCGTCCCGTAACTCTGCCAAATATCTATTTTCTTCAACGTTTAGATAATATATGTGTTGTTTCCACGTGTTAAATATCATCATAAGAATACTTGAAATATTTTCTTTGCTGTTGTTTGCGAATGTTATTTCATTTTTATTTTTTGTTGTTTTGAAATAATCATTTTTTACAATCTTTTCACCACATATTTTTTCTGTCAATTTTGAGAAATCATTATTTGTACCGTTGTCCTGCTTGAACAGTTCAATGTCAAATCCTAAAGACTTGGCGATTGTTTCGTTTATTGTTAGTTTA